CCCTAGTCACGCTGTAAACAGCGTTGGCCCGACTAACAGATAGTCAGACCCGCACTCCATTTGTCTAATGCGAGAATATCTATTCCATCGGGGGTTTCCTCGACAGGATAGCATTCTCTCATTTCGACATACTGAGCGCGATTACCGATAAGTCGGATACGTTCGACATCGCCATAAACATATACATCAACTAAGTTGTATATGTCGGAGGTGTCTATGTAGACGACACGGCATATCTGGCTACACATGTTAGTCCCTTTCTGTGGTATTACCACTAAGATAGGAGTAGGCCTCCTCAAGCTCATTATAAGCGATAGGATAGCCGAAATCAATACCAACGTCGACTAAGTGTGATGCAGAAAGCACCACACCGTCTTCTTTGTAGAAGGCATCTTGATAAGATGCTTCCGTGTATTGATCAGCGGCTAATATCGCGCTGAGCATGATGACTAGAGGGCTCCCATGAAAAACCATCACTGGTTTTTCGGGTGTCGACATATTCGGACAAAATCCTAGGTTTATCAGGATTTTGCTTGCTGGCAAAGAATTCCAGCAATGTCGACCAACCCTTGCGTGCTTCTTTTTGAGTTCGGCCTTTAGAAGACCAGACTCTGACCTCAGTCCGATGTAGGCGGGAATTCCATCTTTTATCAAGATGAGATTCATCGCTTCCAACAAATGAGGTGAAGCCCGCATATCCAGCATCGTTGATTCCCACAATCCTGATTCCACGTCTAAGACGTGCAGGAAGAAGGGAACTACAGCTGTATGATGCATAAAACAATCCTTTATTAAAGAGGTTGTTAGATGTGTCTACTACAGCCTGGCGCGATGCCGGACTGTCGGCGACTAAAGTCTTAGGTTTAATCGGGGTCACATCGTGCCCTGCAAACCCATCGACTCCGCAGGATTCTCTAAACTGTCCGCGGACAAAGCTTTTAGCTTTGCTCACTTTCAGTTGAAGAGCTTCCATAACGCGGATAAGTCGCTCATACCCGTATGTGGGGATAATAATATCATCCCCGTATACGCGCACACGGCCACGCAACCGTCTGATCGCATCGTGATCAACTCGACCATCTAGGCAAACGCCTAGAGCAATCGACAAGAACACAATGCTCTGGATAGGAAACGTGACAGCTGTACCTTGCGAGGCGAACTTCTTAGGTTTTAAGAAGCCAACTTCATCAGAGATACAATCTCTGATGTACCTCGTACGTGCGGCGTGCAGAGCGTTAAGTACAGAGGGATTACCTCTGAATATACGCTCCACGGTCCAACACGTAAGACGATCACTAGCATCCGATAAATCTACCGTAGCTAATGATCGATCCAAGGAAGCTTGGAGCACCAGCCTGCCTGATTTTCCTTGATCCTTCAGATCGATAAACGAAGAGCATATTCCAGCTCTAAGTCTATCTTCTAAGAAGGCAAGGATTCCTTGCTGACACCACATATGTGATATTGGCTCGGAAGCAATAAGCCTAGGACCTTTAGCGGTCTTCGGAACTGCCATCAGACGACTGGGAGGCTCATGAAGGCTTGGAATTTCCACATCAGCACCTGCGGTTTTACCGCAAAGCCAATGAGGAAAAGCCTTCTCAAGCTTTGCCGGCCATGTCCACTTGTCACTACGGTGATGTCGTGGTATGCGTTCGGCTACAGCACCTGTGCCATGCCTAAACCCGATACCCCTGGCATCTGACTCCCTAAGGGTTGAAAAACCTATAGGATCATATATGCCGAGGTCGTCGGAGATCAGATCAGCAACTTGCTGAACCTGATCTAGGAGACGATAGAGTCCCTCGTCATGTCGTTCATCATCTATGAAGATTTCTTCTTGCGAAGACTCTTCACCAGAGAAATGAATGACTTTCCGAGGTTGATAGCAACTGTCACCAAGGTGGCGATAGCGGCTACTCTCGAAGTCGTCGAGCTCTCGGTCACCTTCCCAATCAAGGGTGGGATGTCTGAGTCTCCATTCGATGTCATGGTACGCCTTTGCTGCCGCTTTAATACGGCTGCTAGAGCATTCCACGGCTATCTTCTTCCCAAGGGAACAAATAACCCTAAGAAAGAATATAGCGTTCACATCGACGTCCTGTCTAAGGCAGGCGCTCTTGTCGAAAACACGCAACCAGAGTCCCGAGAATAATCTCGGCACTCTGATCTTGGGTGAAACCCGCTTAGAAACGGGTCCTCCCAACATAAGGCGTCCAGTCTCAAGACCCTGAATCAATAGGGAATCGAGATTAGGGAGATCTAACGTAAAGAACGTTAGACCTCGAGTTCGACAATAAAGGGCAAGTCTATCGAAGTCTTTCGACAAACTACCCTCTAACGCCGGGTATGCCAGTTGGATATCCTTACGGATTCCTTCTGCGACATGGAGTAGAGCGTCCGCTTGGCTTTTCATTCAAGGACCTTTCGGTTCGAGGAATCCAAGCCGCGGAATGCAGTTTCACTCGCCTACCTGTTTGGAAGTAGACGCCTCTACATGAAGTCTTACGACTCCATATTGAGCATTTTGGTTACGTTAGCAGCAGACGACGCCGACATATATGCCAGCAAGCCTGCAGCAACGTTCACAGGATCAGTAAGGGTATCACCCTTCTGATTCTCGACGACCAGATAACACTTCCTTACAGTAGAAAGCGTAGCTGGAGCCACGGGGAACACCGTCTGGATAACTTCCACGTTGTGTCGATCAATAGACACACCGCGTTTCTTATCAAAACGGGTATCGTTCCTCACGTTGAGCCTATATTCGTCCGTAGACGTTGTAAGACGATACTCCGAAGAGTAATTGTCCTGACGTATACGAACAAGGCTCTTGGCCGAACCATTAATGGTGACGACCGCAGGATCCGCGAAACTCATATTCTACTCCTATTGTTGCTACTTCACCCCACCCTCATAAAGCTATAAAGGACTGCTTTTGAGGATGGTTAAAGCAGCACCAATGCCCAACTGACTTTCATTTAAGAAAGGCAGAGAGGCCTCAGGAAACACTGCCGAAAGGACACGGTTTTTAGTCTCCCTAACAGCGGTAGCAGCACCAACTTGTGCTGTACCATTTATGTTAGAAGGAGCCCATGTCCATTCTGACCGTTGGTGGCGCATCACGGAAACGGATGTTAGCCTAGCTTGGACGGTATTACGTGTGGCGGCCAAATAGTCGCCCACGTTACCGAACCAATCAAAGAGCCAAGACCATGGTATTAACTCCCAAACGGTGCCCATATCTATGGTGCCCCCGCCCAAGAGTATACTAGTGGCCAGCTCAACCGACGGATGAGGGTGTTGCTCCCAAGGAAAGAAGGTAGCAGATGGACTCCATCTGCAATGAACCCTTACAACCTCGGTGCTGCAATATCTACCTTTGGAAACATAATAACCAAAAGTAGACTGCATTAACTGGTCGAAATCAGCAATAGAAAACGACCCGTCAAACACCTTCACAGTGCTACGTAGCCCACCATTCCCCTGTATCTGCTGTAGCTGTTTAACACGTTTGTTAATCTGCTTATGCAGCTTAAGGAGTTTGGTAATGTCATCGAGTAACGGATTAACTCCGAACTCGGTTGCAACGAAAGCCCCTGCAGCACGCTTTGCGAAAGCATCAAGCCTCGCACCGCGTAAAGCATCGACTATATCGTGCAATTGGAGAAACTCGCTCGGAATATCTATGTAAGGACGAGAAGGATTAGTCCTTTTCGCCCCTTCCGTAGCCGCTGCGAGATTATCCGGGCTACCGTCAGGTGTCGTATGACCAAAGGCATGCAGTCCTTCGAAGATATCGGCGATGTAATTCGTCCATACCGTCGTATCGGGCTGTCTACCATTAATTAACCCACCAGTAAAGTGACCATACTCAACATGAAACGGACCATTGTCCGCATCATTGAAAGTATCGTCAACGCTACCGTACTCGGTAACGATGGGGTAAGTACCCCCTAAAACTAGTGGCGAGCCACCGAAACTCCAGATTCCAGTTCCTTTCGGAGCTGTTACTCCGTAGTCTCGATGGCGCAGAGTCATACTAACCTCCTGAGTTTAGGGTAAAGTCTAAGACTTTGGTTTTCTATCTGAAAACCTCCGTGATAGACATGCAGGGAGCTGAAAGGCTCC